ATTAAGACCTTCATTTCTGTATTCTGGGTGGTCTGGAGTCCAGTCCAAGAATTGCTTATAAGCCATAAACTATTATTCCTCGTTTACAGTTGACCTCATTATCAATGGTGCGTCTTGGTTGTATTTATTCTTTGTGTTTAAAGCTACAACTCGTTCAACTCCATTGTTATAAAAGCTCAACCATTCTTGAATAATAGTCGGGTCAATACCTCTAATAAATGTATGAGAAAAATATAATGAACCATACAAATAAACATCTGCATGATTTGTTAATACATCATTTGTATCTGTATCATTAACTAAAACATCAAATTTTTTGTAATAATACATCTTTACTGAATAAGTGCTATCTGGCATTGGATAGAAATGTATGTTATCACCAATGATTGTATAAACCTCTGGTTGTCCTACTAATGAACCACCATACATACTAAATGCTGTTTCTGGTGAGACATATTGCAATGAATTTTTTTTACTACCATCAATGTATATTGACGCAACACCTAAAAAACCAGATGGCAATGACTCAATCTCATCATTTACACTTAATGTAGCAAGATTAATCATTTTATTATAACCACTGTTAGCAAGTTTACTGTTGAAGTCTTGTTCAGCTAGTGCAACAAAATCTGTGATTTCATTTGTTAAGTCTGAACGACCTAACCAGTTTGCTATACTTGATTTTAGGTTTGCAAAATTGTTTAGTGCCATTTAAAAAGTTCCCTCTGATGTTCTTAAATATGCCCACTTAGGGTCATTTAATTTACGTTGTAAATATTTGTGTTGTTCTTCACCCTCTAAACTGGTGAACATAAAACCATCATCTTGCAACCATTGATATGCAATGATAGTTGGTATCTCTGCAATAGCTCTCATAGACCTATCTCTATTATAGCCACTGCCAAATTCGTTTCTTTGTGCTTTGTTGTGTTTTAAGATGTTTTCTACATCTTGGTATTTGTGTTCAATTAGTGTTTGAGATTGTTCGTCTGCTTTAACAATCGTTCCCATTTCACCATCATGGGTATGTTCGTAAGTTTTAGCCATTTATGTTTTTTCTTATTTTAATCTGTCTAAATTTATTAACACACCCAAGTAATTTAAAACTCTTTAGTTTTAGAAATTGTTGCAGGATTTTTCAGATTATCTATTTGTATATCTAGATTTGCTTTCATTTCTTCTTCAGTTTTATCACCACTGTCGATAACACAAGCAATACAATTCTCTTTAGTCATTGAATCAAAGTCCATGTCAGCACCATCACAAGAACCATAAGACCTTGCACTATGCTCACCATCAACTGCGTTTAGTGACCAATGGATTGTTTTTACTTTGTTGTCTGAGTCTGTCTCAAAATTTGGAAATGTCCATGTATATTCTGTTGCCATTTTTTTAACCTTTCTTTGTTATTAATTTACTTTTTTTGTTTTTGTTTTTTTCTCAACTTCTTTTTCTTCACTAGGTAGTTCTTGTTTTATAATCTCTAAATAATGATTTTCTAAAACATTTAGATTTTCAAGTTCTAGTGCGATTTGATTTTTTTTATTTGAAATATTTTGAATTTGAACAAAAGCTACTTTGCCTTTGTCATTCATTTTTGTTTCGTCATATTGTTTTTCGTCTAATGTAAACATTTGTGTTTACCTTTCTGTTTATTGTTAATTAATTCATGTTATTAGAGTCATCATCTCTAGCTTTTCTGTTTTTATAATCAGAACGAACTGTTACTAACGCTACAAAGTCTGCTTGGTTAGATGGAATAGAATCTGTAAATGAATCATCATTCATTAACTTAGTTGTCCATTCTTGTTGCATACGTTTCCAACAGTTGCTAATTTTACCATCAACTGCTTTTTGTATCCAATCATCTAGACCTTCATTATTTGTATCGTTATATAAATCATTAGACAGAATTTTTTGTTGTAAATCTGTTAATGTTATTTCTTTTTTATGTTCAGCCATGTGTTACCTCCTTTAAGGTTAATTGTTTCGTTAACATACTAAATATCCAGAAAATGCTGTAGCACTTCCGTCTATATGTACTTGTGTAGTTCCTAAATTTTGAAGAAAACTTACAGTAGCAGTATCACCTGCATCCATATCACATAAAGCACTTGCTGTAAGATACCAATAATCGGGGTCTGCATTAAGTCCATCAAGGTCATAAAGACTTCCATATACATCTCTATTTGAAGTAATAATTCTACACCAATAATAACTAGCTTGTTCATCAACTGCGTCTATTCTAATTGACGTTGTTAGAAAATATTTACCCGTTACTGGAGCAGTAAAAGTGTTTGATGAAAAATCTGCGTTTTGGTCAAAAATTTCAGTTCCAAACGCTACTGTAAACCAACTGCTAGGTGAAACACTTTGGTCTGATGATGGTCTAACTTGAAAAGCTGGTTGTAGTGGCATGGTTACTGCACCAGTAGAATCTATACGCATTTTTTCACCACCATTAGCAAAGAATTTAATAGGTTCATTGCCAGATGTTACTAAACCTAAACCATCTCCATTATGGTCTCCAAATGCACCAGAGGTTATATATGCTTTTAATGAACTGCTTTCAGTAAATGCTATTGCATTTTGACTTCCCTGTAATCCTATAATACCATCTCCATCTACTGATAAAGTTCTGCCAGGACTTGACGTTCCGATTCCAACATTGCCATTACCACTTATTCTCATTCTTTCTGAATCTTGAGTATAAAATCTTAAATGTGCACCACTATTAGAACTTCTAGTTCCAATAGTCATTCCATTATGCATTGCAGTATCTGAAACAAATGTCACTCCATCTGCTATGTATACACCAGATGTAGAGAACCCATCATCAATAGCCATTAACTGAGCACCACCAGAATCAACATCTAAAAATAGTGAAGCTCTAGCCGAAGTTCCACCTGTGCCATTTGCAACCCTTATAGCTGTATCTGAGTTTTGACCTTTTACTACTGTCAATAATTGATTTGGACTTGAAGTCCCGATTCCGACACTGCCTGTACTAGGTGAAAAATGTAATCCGTTAGCTGAGCCATCAGTTAAAGCTAATGTATCTGAACTATCCCAATATGTTAAATATGCTTTGTCAGTTCCATTTTGTCTAAATGCTAGTTGTGGACTAGCTGTTGCTACTCCATCAAGTTGTGCATTTCCATAAACTGAAAGTGTTCTATTTGGACTTGTAGTTCCGATTCCGACATTACCAGAACTATCTATACGGACTCTTTCACTACTATTAGTAGTAAAAGCTAAATAATTATTTCCTGAATTTCCTAAAATAAAATTATTAGCATTACCAAATTGTAGTTCACCACCTGTTGGTAGTCTTATAGCACCACCATTGCCTGATAATTCCATTGTAACAGCAGGATTTGTAACTCCGATTCCAACTTTGCCAGACGAATCTATACGTACTCTTTCACCACCATTAGTTTCAAACTTCATATATCCACTTGCATCTAATTGGATTTTTTCGTTTGCGTCAGTTGATGTTAAAATTAAATTACTTGAGCCAACTACTCTATCAGCAACTTTAATGTAATTATTAAAGTGAGCCATACCAGAGTCAGACATATCAAGGGTAAGGGCTGTAATAGTAGACCCACCATCGTTGCCTTTAAAAAATATATCATCATCTGCTTGAGGGGTTTGAAAACCTAACCCTGTATTATCAGAATAAATTTCACCTGTTAAAGTTCCATTTGCTTCAAAATCTATTATCCCACCATTTGTAGCGTTGTTTATAGTTAGTGTTGTATAGCCACTGTAATTATTCGGACTTGCAGTTCCAATTCCTACATTGCCATCAGATTTTAACCTTAGTATTTCAGATGAACTTGATGCACCATCTCTTGCTCTAAAGAATAAATCACCATTGTAACTACTTTTCCATTCGTTACCCATAAGCCATCTTGAGGCATGGGTAGTTCTTGTTTCAAAATTTAAACCAGAATAAACAGCAGAATTATTTTCATTGTGAATACCCATTCCACAAGCTGAACCATTACTTGTTGAACCAACAGAGGCATCAGTTGGAATACTTGCAGTTTTACTTACAACCAATTCGAGGTTTTGTGTTGGGTCAGTAGTGCCGATTCCAATATCGCCATCACTCGCAATACGCATCACCTCAGTACCATCAGTTGTGGAACTTGCACCAGTATTATTTTTCCAAATATGGGTTGCGTATGTTCTATAAGTTAGGTCATTAGAATTAGACGCACCAGTTATAGTTTGATAACCATTTTGCCATTGTAAAGCACTGCCACCAGAAGGTAAGTTAAAACCACTAGAGGTTGTTTCTGCTTTTTTTACATTATTATAATATAATTCAACAGCACCATCTTGAATAAATTTTGCTTGAAACTCAGAACCATGTTTTATGTGTAAGTCAGCACTATGGTTGTTAATGATATTATCAGTAGCGTCATGGAAAATTTGAAGGTCTGTATTTGCTCCAAATAATCCTTTACCATTATCTTGAGTTAGCCAAAGATTACCTGCATTTTTTGTTCCACTTGCATAGGTTTCAAATTTCTTATTGTTGTCAAAATAAAGTTCTACTGCACCATTGCCTACTACTTTAACACCATGTTCACCACCTTGAGATTGAATGAACACATCATCATCTGACCTTAAATATAAATCACTTCCACCTTCACTAGCTATATAAAAATCACCATTAGTATTTTTTATATGTGTATTAGAGCCATCATGGTATAGACTTAAATCTTGAGATGCACCAAATTGCAGTCTGTCATCAGTTGCACCACTGCTATCACCAAACTGTATTAGTTTGCCATTGGTATCTAATGTGCCACCTAGTTGCGGTGTAGTGTCATTAACAACATCACTTGCACTAACATTTAAAAATGTTTGAAATTCACTAACTGTTGTTTTTTTTGTAGTTGTTGTTGATGTATCATTTACAACTATAACATCATCATTGGCTATTTGCCCAGAGGTCAGAGATGTTAAGTCGCTAATTTTTTTATCAGTCATTTAGATTCCTTTACTTAGTCTTTTGTGTTTATTCATTGAAGAAGTTTTTAATTTTGTTCGGTTGGGGTTGCCAATAGAAGTTCGTTTATTAATTTTAACATGAGAAGAAAAATTATTTATCTTTTGCTTTGCCATTTTTCTTTTTCTTTTTTTTCTTAATTACTTTTAGTGGTGGGTTTTGTATTACTGGTTCACCCATTAACCATTCATAAATTCTATCAAGCAAACTCATATTTTTCCCCATTGCTCTTTTAATTGTGATTTTTTCTTTTTAGTTTTTTGCTTTTTTCTAAAAATGTTTGAGTAATTATCTTTAAATTTTTTAGTGGGTAGATGTATTCCGTCTTGAGCCATTATGATAATATAGGTGTTCCAGTATCAAGATTATAAAGATGACCAGATTCAATAATGATGTTATTGCCATCATCTAATAATAAATTAAAACTATTAGCACCCTCAGTGCCTTGTAAATTAAAACCACTGACATCAACTCTTTTTTGTCTATACCTTGCAGATGAAGTTCTTATAGTTCTGAGTTGTGATAATTTCCCACCTAACATTTATCTAGTACAATCTGATATGTAACAAGTTCCAGTTTGTGAACCAAATTTAAGAACTGCAATTTTCATGCTTTCTGGTATGAAAAAATATTCAGTTGTGTATGCAGGTAGTAAAGTTGAACCAGTTGTTGCAGTTGGATTCTCACCAATCTCAATATGAGTATCACATGATGAAATTACTCTGTAATAACACATATTGTTATCTAGTGCAGTTGATTGTGTTGAACTTGCACCCACTGATACACTTTGAGTATCACCTAGTTTAAATGCTGTTGGATAGCCACCTATTGCCATAATATTTACCTCGTTAATGATGTTATGAAAGCAGTGCCACCACCAGTTACAGTTCTGACTGCAACTTTTTCACCAGATGATATGCCCACAAAAAATTCTGACTTAGCAGGTATAAATGCGTCAGAGTCAGTAGCAGTTGGGTTCACACCTATTGCATAATGTGAGTCAACAGTAGTTACAATACGCACTACCATAATACCCTCTGCAATCGCAGGTGATTGTGATGATGTTGCTGACGTTGACATTTTGTCAGTTTTTTTATCTCTATATTCCATAATATTTAAAATTCCTAAAGATAGCAGGGTGGCTATAAGCCACCCCACTATTATTGTTTATGCGTCTGTTAAATCAAACACTCCACCATTACCAACTGGGTTTTTACACATTAGTGTGTACTCAGTTGTTAATAGGTATGACTCAGAGTCAGAGATTTTTGCAAGTTTATCGACTGCATAGTCTCTTAATACTCCAAGACCCCATAAAGATGGGTCAAGAACTAATAAGTCTCTAGTTCTCATGTGTCTTGCAGGTGTAATTGATAAAGACCCAAAATCACTTTCATAAACTGAAATTGATGTATGTAGAGTTTTATCTTTTGCATCTGCTTGGATTGTTGCACCACCAGTAAAGGCTGATGAGATTTTTTGTTTGTTGAATGAACCACAATAAATTTTTGTAGCATCTCCACCATTATCCCATACAGATTTTACTACTGCTTTAAGCATATCTTCCGTTAATGCTCGTCTGTTAGAAGTTGAGGCATCAGTTCTAGCATTAGAGCCAGTTCCGTTTGCATCACCACCACCAGTACCTTTAGACGTATTATCAGAAATCCAAGAATTGACTCCTGCTAATGCTCTTGCAGTTGTAGTGTTACCAGTAGCTTTAGCACCATTTTGAAACAATGATGTTTCTTGGTCAGTTCTTAAAGCCTTACCAGATTTTGCTAGAACGTAAGCACTGTACGTTGACATTCCTGCATGGTCTGTTGCGTTCTGAGTACCAGATACAGCAAAAGCCTTTGCAGAGATTTGACACATATTGTCAAGTCTTGTCATGTCGTTTTGTGCAGTAGCAGTGTAATTCTCACCCTCTAACTGTTTGTTGTTTGATGCAGGTGTGTCTAGTGCATCTTTTAGCCATTCCATTTTAGTAGAAGTAGCTTTTGATTTTGCCAATGAACTCAAAAATGGGGTATCAAAAGGCGATATGTTAGAGATAGTCTCTGATAAATCGTCTTTTAAACCTGCATTAATTTGGAACGTATTGACAGCATTTGTAGTTATAGCCATGTCGGTTATTCCTTTTCTTTGTTTAGTTTAAAAAAAAGAATTATTACTCAAACAAGCCTTTTAAAATGTCAGTTGCATCTTCGATAGAACCAGTCTTTTTAAACCTTGTCATCTTATCTTGTTTTGCTCTAGCATTTTTAGTTTCTTTACTTGTAACAACACCACCTTTTAATACTGGTGTTGCACCTGCAACCTTTTGTTTCAGTTGAGGCTTACGTTTTTGTAAAGCTCTATATTTCATGCCATCAGCAATTAACTTGACATATCTATGGTCATTAACTTGACTTATTTCATCTTGCGAGAAATCTAACTCTTGCAAATAATTAACTAAGTTTTTGTTAAAACCATCACGAGTTTCTGGATTTTTTAATTCAGGAATTGATAAGTACATCTTTTTTTGTTCGTCTTGTATGAACTTAGTATGCTCATTAGATTTTTGTTGTTCTATATAAGCATTACGTTGATGTATGTCTCTTGCCCTTTTTTCCAGTTCATGCCTTTTTCTCATACCCTCTACTGGGTCTCTTTGCATTAACTCGTCTAAACCTTGTGCGTCAACTTGCAGTTGTTGTTTTGCATGAGTCTGCATTTGGTCTAGTTGTGCTAGTTTTTCAGATAAGACTTCTTGTTGTTTAGCTTGTTCTTCTTTGAACTGATTTCTTTCAATAGCCAGTGTTTCAGTCTTAATTCTATAATCGTTATCTCTACTATAACCTGCCTTTAGTTCTTCAAGACTGACATCATAATCTTGACCTTGAACCTTGACTGTATAATAAGTTGGTTCTGGTTCTTGCTCAGATGTTTCTTGAGTAGGTTGTTCTGTCTGTTCAACATCAGATAACTGTTCACTTTCAGCAATACTTTCATCAACTACTGCCAAATCCGAGTCACTCGGTTGTTCAGTGTTTGGTTGTTCTAGTTCTGCCTCTGCGACTTGTTGTTCAGAGTTTTGCACTTCAGATGTTTCACCTATTTTATCAAGTTCACTGTTTGAAACATTACTTTGATTTAATAAGCCTACTATCTGGTTAGCAGTGCTTTCTAATGAGCCATCATTTTCCATGATGATTCCTTTCTTAACTATTCAACATCATTGTTAAATAGATTCATGAGTTCCCTTATGGGTTGACCTAGAATACTTTGGGTGCTTGTTTACTTTGTTCTGCTAATTCGCCAGTCTGCATTATTTCTAGCAGATGTGCTTTTACAGTTGTCAAAGTATTATAACATAAATAGATATTGGTACGTTCTTTGTCCTCATCTACTTTAGTTAAAAATATTTCTTCTTTGTAAAGAGCTT